CTCTTCTCCCGCTAGCGCCAGCTGCCCCCTGTATTACTTTTTTCACAATGGGTTCACTACCATCAGCACCACTACCACCTTGATACAGTGCAGTAATTATATTAGCAATGCCAAGAACACCAGTTAATACTTTATCTAATTGGTTTTGAAATGGAATAAATTTAGATAAATCTGCATTTAAAATAGGAGATAATAAATCTTCTATTTTTTCCCTGTTCTCATCCAATCCCTCAAAGAAAGATGTTATTCCTCCAATTACCCCCTCTAAAAATTCTTTTGTCCCCTTTATAATATCACCTATTTTTTTGAGGATATTCTGTAATACAGGTAATATTGTTTTTAAATTTTGCAGAACAAATCCTGCCAACATAAAACCTAAAAACTTTTTTATATCTCCAAGGAAGTTTACTTTTTTGGATCGTTGTCCTTTTAATTTAAATAAACTTGCAGATTGTTTCTGTGCCTCAATCAAATCTTCTCTATCTTTCTTCTTTTTTGCTTGAATTGCTTTTCTTTCAGCAATAAATTTTTCCTTTCTAATTTGAAAGTTTTTCTTATAAGTTTTTACGATGGATCCAAAATTAGTAAATCTCATGATGCACTAACCATATCACCGATACCAAGATCTTTTGAAATAAGATCTCGCATTTTGTTACCAGACACTACATTGAACGAGGGTATATCACCTTTTTGAATCGAGCTCTGATTTTGTTTAGGAGAATCAATAGGAGGTAATACGAAATTTTTAGTTTCTGTAGGTATATTAGGAGTGCCTACAGGAAGTGATCCTCCTCTCATCATTACCTGTATTTTTCTACCAAATCTTTGATATTCTCTTCTGGGAGCGTTAACATAAGAATCGTAATTACTACCAAAAGCAGGCCCATACATTTGCGAATCCATTGAATAACTTGATTTAGTCATTTTTGGAACGGATTGCAATCTTTGCGGAATGGGTGCGCCAATATTTCTTCTTTCTAGATCATATGGTTTATTTTCTTGATAATGCATGGTGAAGAAATTGTCATGTTCTGGATTTCTTAAAACATCATTTTCTTGCATATTACCTTGCTGAGAAGTTCCAAAGAAATACGTTCTCCCTCCAACATGTTCTCTTGCTTTCTTTTGTAAATTGGTATTAGAGAGTGCTTTCTCAGTATCACTTAACATTTTAAGTGCGGTTTCCATAGTATATCCTGATTTTCTTCCCTTCTCAGAGTTCATTATAGCTATTGCCGCACTATTTCTATCAGTAATATTAAACCAATCTTGTGGATTTCCAAATGCTGGTGCATATTGTCCACCACCCAATTTACCCATGTCAGCTCTAGAGGTAATTAATGAGAATAAATCATTACCTCCCCTTTCATGTTGATAATAATTAGTCCCATAATTCTCAGCAGAGTATAATCTATTATATAAAGATTGTGCTACATCTGCTCTACCTTGAGGATCAGTATCTTCTAATGAAGTTATAGCAAGCAATGCATTGTAATCTCGATCTGTAATTTTAGGTGAATTCTTATCTACTATTCCACCACCCTGATATCTCATTACCTTTCCAAGTTTAGGACGGTTGGTTCCTCCACCCATCTTATTCATTGCCATCATGGTGTCGGCACCAAACATGTTGACAGCACCACGACTCATTATAAACTCGCCAGGAGTCAGCATAGCAGGGACTATATCTGTCCCCATGCTAAGTCCACCTCCAGATCTTCCTTCAACTGGTCTATTAATTAAACTAGGTAATACATATTTAACGAATGACTCAAGAATACTACTTGGTTTACTTAATTCATCTGCTTGTTCTTTAGGAGTTAATTCTCTTCCTGCTTCTTTCTCTTTCCTTTCTATTATTTCTTCTGCCACTTCTTTAGATCTGTCCATCATGATCTTTGTACCTATGCCGACACCTAGTGCAGCAGCAAGAATAGGATTTTTTGCAACGAGTAATCCAAGTTTTAATAAAAATTTACCGACAGTTCCCACTACAAAATTAACTAGTTTACCAAAGGGTGTGAAAAAGTAAGCTAATGCCCCTAAAACAGCAGGCCAATAGTTTCTTAAAAATTGCTGTGTTGCAGCTATTTTTTCTTTATTATTTGGATCAATTAAAAAATTATAAAGTGTATTAATTAATCCGCTTAATAATGTAATTTTTAAAAATTTCTTTAATTTTTCAAAAAACCCACCAATTTTACCTGTTTCTTTTTTTAAATTAAAAATAAAAAATTTAGATTCTTTTTTACCCTCAATCCTATCTTCTCTATCTTTTTTATTCTTTGCCTCTAGTTGTTTTTTATCTTCTTTTTGATCTTTCTTTTCTAAATTATTATCTTCTCGAATTACTTGAATGAGTTCATCAATTTTATCGCCAAATTCTTCGCCGACTATATCAACATTATCAGGAATTATCTTTTTTGGATCTAATTTAACTTCTATTGGTTTAGCAACAACAGGAGGAGCACTAGGTAATCCAGGTGCTTGATATCTCTGTCCTTTTAAAGGATTTGAAAAAGTTTTTGTTTTAAAAAACTTATCAGTATCAATCTTACCACTACCAGTATTATCTTCTCTGATAGATTTGAGAAGATCATCTAAATCCTTCCCTCCTTTAGAGTCATCATCTTCTTCTCTGATTGACTTTAAAAGATCGTCTAGATTCATTACCCTTGCTGCTGTTGCATTTTAAGTTTCTCTTCTTCCAAATGAGATCTTAGAAGTTCAACGTAAACATCTCTCTCCCAAGGTATCATATTTTCAATCTCTGTTAATGAGTATTTATGGAACTGAATCAAAGAAAAATTTAATTTATAGTAACTCTCCAAATTCATATGGGAGAGTGCTAAGCGAAAAAACTAGAGAGTCCCTCAAGAACAACCTTGCCTTTCTTTTTAGTCTTTGGATTTAACACTTCAACTTCATGACTAAGTTTAGGCATAGTTGTAAAGAACTTTTCAATTTGCTTAAACTGTGCTGAATTCATTTGCTCTAAGAAATCAGTGATTTCTTTTTTAGTAAAGTCTTCAGATGTCCAAGCCTCATCCTCAGATACTACTTTATCAACACAAGATGCTATTAAATCAAAAGATTGATCTACTTGATTTTCCTCTCCAAAATCAAAATTGTTTTTTACAAATTGATTTAGTGAGGGATATCTCATCTCCATCATCAATTTATTATCAATCTTGATTTGATTTGAATGTTCTTTATCTTTTGATACTTTAATATCATCGATGTTGATTTGAACTTCAGCATAAGTTTCTCCATCATCAGGACAGAGAACACTTACTTCGATATCCTCACCAACAGACTTACCGCGAATATTGAGGAACAAATATTCAATATCAAAAGTAGGTAGAGTCTCTACTTTAATACCGCGAGTCTGAATGCAATCTTTGAGAACTGCTTTAATAGCGTTGGTGATTTCTTTTGTATCGTCGCTCTCAAGTGCAAGAACTAATAACTTTTCTTCTTTAACAAGGAAAGGACGAAATCTAATTGTTTTTCCAGTCGAAGGCAACTCCAACTCATAAGTTGGTGTTGAAATTTTTGGTAAAGGCATGATATGTTATTCAGTATGAGTATTTATTAGGATCCAAGAATGTTAGGCCCAAAATCTCTTCCTCCTGCTTCTTCAAGTTGTTCAGCAAGTTGTGCAAGAGTTGGCCTTCCATCAGCAATCGTAACTGGTAATGTGCTTCCGTCAGCTCTTTGGAGATCAAGTTTTTGCGTTGCCGCTCTTTGAGTATTCACAATGTATCGAGAGAAGTTAAAGTTTACGATACATACAAGCACCTGAGATGCATCATAATTCAAGCGCATTGTATTTATTGATATCGGATAAGCATTTAAAAATGTATATTCTAAATTTCTATTTGCATAATTTTTTTCAAATTTTCTAATATAAATTTGAGATTTATATTCATCAGGAAAGTTTACTCTGTAATTATAGTTATTATTTTCTAATTTTTTGTTAGATGTATCCTCATTAACTATAAATTTAATCCAGTTTTCAAAAAGAAGTATAGGGGTATATTTTGTGTCAACATAAAATTCAAATGATGATATCCCTGAATATTGTCTTCTATACACATGTCTTTCTGTTACACCAGTAAAATCATTTAACTGTTCATGAGTTGCCAAGTTGGTTTCAGGAAGTGCAGCCGCTCTACAAGACAAACTAATTTTTTCCTCTTTTGAAGAATTTAAACTTCCACCAACTCCACTTCTACTAGCCATCCAATTTTTTACAGCAGTAGGAAATACGAATGTTGTTTCGTAAGTTGATGTTAAAGATGGATTAAGTATGTTTGCCTTTAAATCAGCAACATTTCTTGCTCTTGGGTTTGGCGTTGCCATCTAAATAGTTTTTACCGTATATATTATGTATGGGAGTTAGTAAGAAAAGTATTTACCGCCCCTCCAATCCTCAAAAATACAAAGGTAATATTAATAATATAATTTGTCGTAGTAACTGGGAAAGACAGTTCTGTGTATGGTGTGATAAAACTGATGCTATTCTTGAATGGGGAAGTGAAGAGTTTTTTATTCCATACATTTCACCAGTTGATAGAAGAGTTCATCGTTACTTTCCAGATTTTATAATTAAAGTTAGGGAAAGTAATGATCAAATTAAAACTTATGTTATTGAAGTGAAGCCTAAGAGAGAAACTATTCCACCTACCATTGGTAAAAAACAAAGGAAGACTCTTATCAGAGAGAGCACTACATATGCTGTAAATCAGGCAAAGTGGAAAGCAGCTCGCGAGTGGTGTGCAGACAGGAGAATTGAGTTTAAGATTATTACCGAAGACGAATTAGGTATCCGAACTTATGGCAAGAAGAGCTAGACGAAGAAGATCAGGTGGCCCTTCTTATGAGGAAGTCAAAGCACAAATTGATGCAAAGGAGGCAGAAAAAAAACTAAAACGTGAGCAAAGACAAACTACTGATGAATTTCAGTTTGAAGAACAAGTAGGAGACAATCGTATAGAACCTGTTAAAGATTCTATCAGAGATTTAGGTGATCCTGAAGATATGATGACTGAGATTATGAGTGTTCTAAATGAAACTGTAATCATTCCTGATCCTGGTGAAGTCTACACCTATGTCTATAATGCAAAAACACCAAAACTTAAATATGATCAACATCCTTTAGTTGCAGTGTCTGGTGTATATCAATGGGGATTTAGCGGACTTAACTTTCACTGGAATCAAGTAAGAAACTATACCTGGAATGAGATACCAGGAAGTTTACACCTTGTAAGAATTAGTGAACTTCAATCACTTCTTGATATTCCTTATGCATATTATCTCACTAACCTCTGATAAATAGAAAAAAACCCTCTTAAAATGTCTGAACGTTTAGAAAGTAAGAATTTTGTTTTTGAAGGTAAAACATATAGGACGGTTACAGTTATTGAGAATGGTAAACCTGAACCGAAAAAAACAATTCTTCGTAGGGTTATTTCAAAAAGTGAATATGATAAGATTTTAAAGGATGATGGTGCTACAGAATTGTCAAAATCTGATTCTGGCACGACTTATCTAGTTAATATAGGAACAGTTAATGGGCCTATTAAATCACAAGGAAAGGATTTTGTTTATACACAATATGCAGACAATGATTTCAAAAAACTTATAAGCCAAACTGGTAAAAATTCACTTACAAAAAATTTAAACTCTGGATCTATTGAAATTATTAAAGATACTTTAAATTTAAGTAGAAAAGAAGTAAGAGAATTTTATCCTGAGTATGCCAATACATTAG